CTCCACCATGCATCGAATAGCAGCAAAAGAATTTACGCTCGATGACTTTTCTCACGAACACCTGCTTAGTGGGAATGATCTGCACGAAGAAGTATATACGCCGATCAAAATGGCCGATGGCACTGATCTTTACTCGCCCACAGGAGTGCTCATGCTCACGTGCAAAGTATTAAATGAGTATCGCAAGTTATATTTAGTAACTAAAGATAAAAAATACTGGTGGCAGTTGATTCAGTTACTGCCGAGTTCGTATAACCAGCGCAGGACCATTGATATTAACTACGAAGTGGCTCTCAATATAATCCGTCAGAGAACCGGACATAAGCTTGACGAATGGCACGTATTCGTCGGCGAGCTTATAAAGCTTCCATATATGGAGGAATTTGTAAAATGCTTGAACAGATGAAAATACGGTCAAGTAAATTCCTTAATTCCAACGGAGCAAGGAAATATTTTGGTAGATCGGTGACTATGCACGAGATCATTAAGTTCGGGCAAAATAACTGGAAAAAGTTTCATAAAATTCCCATGTCTCGCGGGTGGCGTATTCTTAAATTTCGGGAGGAAAACGAAGATGAGTGATATTATCAGTAATCCTGCGTATTACACGGAAGGAAGAATGTATGAGCCGAAAGATGTCATAGCCGAGTATGGACTCAACTTCTACATGGGATGTGTCGTCAAGTATATTTCTAGAGCCGGAAGAAAAGAGGGATCATCCCGCATTGAAGATCTTGAGAAGGCTCGTCAGTATGCTATTTTCGAGCAGAACCGGCTGGAAGAGATCGACAGAAAGTTGTTTGCTGGTTATGACAGCATCGAGGAAGAAGCAGCCAAGATCTCTGCCGACTGGGAACTTTCAGAATTCCTTGAAGAAGCGTTTAAACCCATTCTCGAAGACTATGCGTATTCTTACAAGGTTTCCGAGAATGTTCGGAAACAGTCTGCCGTGAAGAAGGTAATCAAGTGGATCGGCAGAGAGATAGAAAAGGAGGAGAAAGAGCATGTGCAAAATTAAAAATCGGTACTTGCAGTGGGATATGGGCCACGGTTGGCCGGTCTGGCCGGAAAAGAAGGACATCGAATATAACAAGTTCTATGTTAATACCGGTAGCAGAAATGGTAAGATGGAGGACATGTTAACTCTGGTTGTGCCGGAGATTAAGCGGGTTATATTTAATGGACCTGCAACGATTGTCTTCTGGAACGATAACACGAAGACAGTCGTAAAGTGCATGGAAGGCGAGGAGTTCGACGAAGAGAAGGGCATTGCTATGGCCTTCATGAAGAAACTGTATGGAAAAGGCTATATGAATAAGATTCGTAAACATATTAGTTGGGAATCTATGAGCTTTTATAGAGGAAGGAAAAATGTTGAAAACTGAAAACGAGTACAGTGAGCTGTTTTTAAGCAGCCGGTTAGCAGCCTTGCTCGCCGAAGAGCATAACAACCTTCAGTTCCAGAAAGTGACTGGCGCAAATATTCTGTTCTTTGGTTTTGGAGATGGGACAACAGGCCAGTTTGAATATGCCGGCGAGGATAACTGGAAACTTTCCATCTCGAAAGGGGAGATCGAGTGAAAGATGACTTAATCAGCAGACAGGATGCGATCGATACACTTGCAGAGTGGAACGATGACGCCATAACTAATCGGCTTAATAATCTGGCGCCTGTGGATGCTGTAGAAGTGGTGCGGTGCAAAGACTGCATACACAGACCTAAAGGATCGAACAGGGACGATTTGGAATTCCCCGATGAAGAATGCCCATGCCAGTGCGAAGATTTCTGGTACAACTGGAAACCTGCGGATGAATGGTACTGCGGAAATGGCATACGGAAGGACGATGAGCAGATATGAAGTTGACATTCGAGTGCAAGCTTACGATGTTCGATTATATTTCCGACGATGACGTGGAAAGAATACGCACGAAGGAGGAAGTTGCAGAAGCTCTTGCCGAATACATCAAAGTAAGGCTGATCGAATCAGGGGACGTATTAATCACGGACGCGACGCTGACAAAAGAGGAGGAGAAATGATTTCACTGTGTACCGCTGTTTGCTTTACAACGGCGGTTATATTTTTTGTTTTTGGCTTTTTGGCGGGTGTGGAGGTCGTCAAAGCCGATGTCCGAAATGCGTTACGGTCTTTGGATCATAAGCAAAGCTGTGATCGGATAAGTGTTGGGGCTTTTCGCACGCTTTTGCGTTCGATATTGTAAGCTTTATTTTTGAAAGGAGAAAACATGGGTCAGAATTATCAAGTTTACACCTACTTCAACCGAGATACATTATTCGATCGCTACGATTGTCCTCAGGAAGGGGCCTTCATCGGCTGGAAAGCCGCCATGGTGTTTGGGCGAGCAAGCAAGGAATCTTGCGAATTTTGCCTTGTGCAGTTAAAGATTCCGGCCGATTCACACCGTTTGCGGTCATTCGAATCGAAAAAATGCCGGTGCGAGTTCGCCGAAGTTGCTGATATTCAGCTCTTTGACGGCACTTCATTACCAGACGACACCGTGGCGTACTCTATGTACGATATAACCAACTTTGCCGCGCTTTTTCTGCGATATCGCACAAATTACAGGAAGGGAAAGACGGTATTTGCGGATGGATGGGACGCTGATCGAGGCATCGAGTGCGGTCATGGGATACATTTTTTCATGAACCGAGAGGACGCAATTTCATATGTAACGTTGGGAGGGTGATGCACTATGGGCAATATTATGGTTCCCATATTCTGGAAAGATCTTACTCTCGAAGCTCAGAGTAAGGTTGAGAAGTATGTTAAAAGCGGTAGTGTGAATGTCGCGACATGGACGAATCATTACCGTGATGGGAAGTTCCCGATAGCTTATGTTACGCTCAAGAAAACGGAGGAAAAGTGATGGAACACACAATAAATCTTGAACTTAAACTCAACGATGACGCAATGCTTGGAAACGCCATGAATAAGGCTACAGAGGAACTTAAGAAGCAGCTCAAAAGTACCATCTTCGATAAGAAATATAGCTGGGGTCATGATTCGACGATTCTTAATTGCAAGGGTGAGGAGATTGTGAAGGAATGGCTCAATGAGAACAAACAGGAGCTCTACGAGCTGATCGCCCAGAAGGTTGCGATGTCCGTAATGAGGTCTAAGAAGTTCCGTGATATTCTTGGAGAGGAGATCGAAAAGGGGGACGATGATAATGGCTGAATTTTCTAAAGTTATGAGAGAACGGAAACGGATGTGTAGTCAGCTAAAGTGTAGAAATTGCCGATTAAGTTTCGATCGCAACGGTCACGATGTGGATTGTGCTCGTTTTTTAAGAGAGTACCCCGAAGAAGTGGAAGACATCGTTATGCAGTGGTCTAAGAAACATCCGGTCGTAACAAATGCGATGAAATTCAAGGAGGTCTTTGGCTATGATTTCCAAGATGCTTTTGGGGCATTAGGGTGTTCCGAGTGGCTTGATGACGAGTACGAGAAAGGGAAGCAGTACGAATGAACGGTCTTCTAGTGTTGTTAACCGTCCTCTACATAGTATTATGGATATTTGCGTTAACACTATTTGTATTGTTCGCATTTGTCATTGGTTCGACTATATATGATGTGTTTATCAAACCCGCCATAGAAAACATCGTCGATTATCTCGAAGCCAATTTTAAGAAGCGAGGTAAATAAAAATGAATAAGTTTAACGAGAGGCTGGACTTATTGTTCGGCCTCTTTGTTCTTTTATTATGGGTGTTTGTCTTTAGTTTATTGGCCGCGGTTCCAGTGCAGGCGGCTGGACCAGAGGGATTTCTGGTGTATGGAGCCTCTCCTAATGCACCGGTAAGAGATCCTGCTCCTAATGAACTAAAGCTATTCGCTGAGCCTGTACCATCGTATACAGCTGAGGAGCTTGATATTATGGCGCATCTCCTCTGCGGAGAGTGTCAGACAGGCTCTGTGGAACTGCAGAGAGCTGTGGGATCTGTGGTGCTTAATCGAGTCGGGCATCGGTCGTACCCCAATGATATTCGGTCTGTAGTCTTCCAGCGCGGCCAGTACGCTTGTACGTGGGACGGAAACTATAACCGTACACCAACCGAGCGGAACTGGGAAGTGGCTGATTGGCTGCTTAGAAATGGAAGCGTGTTACCGCCAAATGTTATATTTCAGGCTCAATTCCGGCAGGGACGTGGTGTATACGCCAGGATTGGGTCGGAGGTGTTCTGTTATGAGTGATGAGGAGCGAAACAAGTTAAAAGAAGCGGTGCGAACTATTAGAGATTTTATAGATAGTTGTGGAGAGTTTTATACATCAGTTCTTATTACTCCTAATGGTTGGGAACTTTATACGGATTGGGGTTATGTGTGTGAAGGTTTAGATCTAATCGAAGAGTATGTAAAAAAGCAGGAAGAGGGGTAATCTGTTATGAATGACGCCGAACAGGTGCACTACGTTAATAGCGTTTATATTAAAACAGTCGGACCGGAATACTTCGATTACAATTTTGCAGTTGGAGCCGAATATTACCCCCGGTACGGCATTAGTCTAGGCAAGATTTCAAAGCTGGGCGTTCAGGTAGACTCTGATGCCATAAGCGTAGTCACAAAAGTTAATACCGGCAAAGAAGAGATCCTGCTGGTCAGTAACTTCTTTAAGAATAGCAT